CAGCCTTTTTCCTCTCTGCCGCAGCCTTTCTCTCAGCTTCCTTCTTCTCTGCTGCCACCTTTCTCTCAGCTTCCTTGCTGTTGGCCACAGCCTTTTTCCTCTCTGCCGCAGCCTTTCTCTCAGCTTCCTTCTTCTCTGCTGCCACCTTTCTCTCAGCTTCCTTCCTCTCTGCTGCCACCTTTCTCTCAGCTTCCTTCCTCTCTGCCGCAGCCTTTCTCTCAGCTTCCTTGCGGTTGGCCTCGACCTTTCTCTCAGCTTCCTTGCGGTTGGCCTTGACTTTTCCCTTTGCGTTCGCACTCGCAACTAATTCTTTCAGTCTATTTTTGAATCCAGGTCCATATGGTTCTTTAATTAAATTACTTCGAAGAGCGTTAGCTTCACTCTTGTATTGAAGAGACGTCATCGCATCTTCTCGAATAGCTCGCATCAATACATCGTTGATATTCGTTGTAGTCAATTCCTTGATGAACTGACGTTTCCGACTCGGAGACAAGTGTTGCAACGTAGTAATCTCACCCCGCGCTGCCTCAATCTCAGCCTTTTTCATTTGTGTTTTAGAGTTTTCATTCTTCGCCCTTTGGAGAACATTTACATAATTACCAGTATTCAATTCTTTGAGGAGTGCACTCTTTCGTTGCGACGACAGATGCACTAATGAACTGATTTGAGCCTTCTCACTTGGGTTATTGTTCCTCAATTGCATGACTTCTGCACTGCTCGATGCATTTTGAATTTTCTTTTTCATATTTGGATTTTTATATGTATTAGACACTTCCTTCTTCAATGCGTCCAGTCGTTGTCGCTGCACATTCTCTTCCACTTCCTTCTTCACAGTATTTATGTACATGACGACCTGATTCAATGTTTTATTACGAATCGAACGTCCAAGTTGTCCTTCACTGAAGGCGAGTTTAGATTGTGCACCAGTTTTCGCGAGCTCCGACGCAGCCGTGGCGATGAGAAGCACCTTTTCGAGCTGTTCGGGTTCGCGGCCTGCAATTGTAGTGTAGTTCTTGATATCTGCCGACGTGAGACCCTTGATTTTTCTAATTTTTTTGCGCAGCTCGTCGACCCGCTTCGCCTTGTTCATCGCACCGGCATCACCCCTGATTGCATCGCGCTCGAACCTGTTTTTCTCATCTTGACTGAGCGTGCTGAGTTTTTTCAAAGTAGTCGTCGTGCGTTGTCGATTGATGCCATACAACTTGTTCAGGATGGTCGTGATGTTTTTCTTGTCCGTGTCCGGGTCGAGGAAAAATATTTCATCCGTACCCTTTTTACGTAATATTTGTGAAAGAGCGAGTTCCATCTGTTTCGGTGCAGTTTTTCCATACATGTTCGCATACTTCTTGGACTCTCGATTCATTATCGATTTCAACGCACTGCGTTCCTGCACATTCGTCGGTGAAGTTTGAATATTCAAATAAGATTTAAGAAGTTGTTGACGTTTGTCCGTGTTCATTCTTTGTCGTTCTGCGCGCACCTTGTTCTCGTTCACGTCGACACTTCGAATGAAGTTCTCGCTCACCAGGTACTTCTGCGCCAAGTTTCTGACGCGAATGTTTTCTTCTTTTTTCTTACGGATGTTCGAAGCCCTGAGTTCTTTCGCCTGTGCTTTCATGGTGTTTTGCGTCTTCTTGACTCCGGCGATGTTAAGGCGTTGTCCATTCATCACCAAGAAATCTGGACGCACCTCTGTTTTATTGTTCGTCAAAAAGCTGTTGACCAAATTGGCGTCGACCGTCTTTTTCACTTTACGCACCGCGGTGTTCTTGTAGAAGGCCTTTTTGTACGCCTCGGTATTTGAGATGTTTGGATTCTGCGACATGTAGTCTCGAACGTATCTCTCGCTGACTTGCGCCGCGTCGCTCAACTCCTTAACGAACGCCACGTTCTTCTCTTGGGATTCGAGCGCAGTCATTCGGTTCGCCGTGACTGGTCTGTACGTCATCGTCAATCTGTTCAGTTTCTGTGCAATCTTACCACCACCGGTCACGGCCACTTCGGCGGCGCGGGTCTTGACGTTCTCGTCGACCATGCGCTTGAAAGTGTTCATGAACCCATTTTGATTCAAGAAGTTGTTGTTTTGGTTCGCCAAGAATGCCTCGACGTATCTCGATGACACCCTACCTTCCTTCGACATTGCCTTTTTCTTAGCGTCCACGATAGCCTTGGCGTACTTGTCCGCGCTGTTCAAGTACACGAGTTTACCCGTGTACTTTTTGAGTTCCCGTGCCTGGCTGAACGCATTCACGAGGGCGGTGTTGTTCTCTTGCAAACTCTTCACGTTGCGTCCCGTGTTCTTCAAGAATGCATTCGTGAACGGTGCCGGAATGTTTTTGTTCTTGGCGAGGAGACTTCGAACTTCGAACTCATCTTCGGGCACGTAGCGCACGTCGTTGCCGAGCAAACGCCTCTTCAACCCCGTGCGTCGCTGTTCCTCTTCCGCGAGCTTCTTGTCTCTCTTGACCTTGCTCATGAAATCAACCTTGTTCGCATTCTTAGCCTCGGCCACGTTCTTCCCCTGCAAGTACGCCACGACGTACGCCACGCTCACACCACCATTGCTCGCCAAAGCCTTGATATCTCTGTCATCCTTCGCCTTCTCGGCGCGTCGAAGACTGTTTTCGTACACAACGTCCGGAATGTACGCGACCGTCTTGGAACCCAAGAGGTTGGAGACTTTTTTATCGGCATCAATTTTTACACGTAATGCGTTTCGGTTCAACGTCTCGAGAGACGCCCCGGCTAAGTACTTATCGAGGTAATCCGCGGACACCCCGTAAGACGTGGCGACTTGTTTTCGTTGCTGGCGCTCGGTCGTGTTCAGTTCTCGCTTCGCTCTCATGTTTTCTTTGTTCGTCAGCATCTTTTTCGCGTTGGCCAAGGCTTTCTCGTACGTGCTCGGTGGAACGAATCGCAGGCGCGTGCGCGCGAGATTCGCAACCTCCCTGTCCGCGGCAATCTTCAGAGCCAGTGCGTTTCTGTTCAAGTTTTTGATACTCTTACCCACCATGTATTGGCGGATGTAAGACCTATCGACTCCGTATTCGCGCGCCAATGACTCTGGTGTATTCTCCATACGATTCACCGCAATGTTCGCCCTCGTGTTTTCTTTGTTCTTCGGTGTCTTTTTCGCGTTGGCCAGGGCTTTATTGTACATGCTCGGTGGAATGAAACTCAGACGCTTGCGGGTGAGATTCGCAACCTCCTTGTCCGCGGCAATCTTCAAAGCTAAGGTGTTCCTGTTCAAGTTTTTGATACTCTTACCCACCATGTATTGCTTGATGTAAGACCTGTCGACTCCGTACTCGCGCGCCAATGACTCTGGTGTATTCTCCACACGCTTGGCCGCATCGTTTGCACTCTCGAGAATTTGTTGACTTTCCACACGCGCACGTTCCTGCGCGCGTTTCATGTTCTCCAGCTCCTGCTCCGCGCGTTCAGCCCTCTTTATCAATTCCACGTCATCCGTGCTTTGGGCCGCGTTTTGGAGCGATTCAGCCACGGTTTCCGCCATGCTCACGCGTTGATTATGCAACGTCGTGATTTTCGTCTGTGCGTTCGACACTTGCGCAGAGTTCCCAGAGCGCGCCGCCGAGGACAACGCCGCAGTGGCCGCTTGCAGTTGTTGAGACAATTGACGCATCTCTTGCTCTTTTTTGTTTTGGTTGAGACGGCTCACGACGTTTTTCATGGTACGAACGTTTTCATTCGTGTTCACTCTCGGTGGACGACGTTTGATGGAATTGTAAATTTCATTCAAAAGTTGACGCTCTCTCAAATTTTTGATGCGGTTGTACGTGTTCTTGTACGCGGCGTCGAGTTCCTCCCCACTCTTGCCACCAAACTGTTTACGCAATTCCGCACGTTTGGCGATCGTGTTCATCTTTTCGACGTCTTTCAAGAGTTCAGCTGTGATATTGTCCAGGTACGAACGACGACTACCCCGTGCAACGGTGTCGATACGCGCGCGGTAAATATTCTTCTGTGTCGCCGTCAAGTTGGTTGATTTCAACTTTTCCAAGATGTCCCTCTTCTTCTTTTGGTACATCTCGTTTTGTTTCTCCGCCTTTGATTTGATTTCTTTCAGAGAGCTACGGTTGGACGCGAGATTATTATAGTAGCTGTTGACGTCTTCCACGGACAACGCCTTGAGACTGTCCAGATGACGTTGCAGTTCCTTGCGTTTGTCCGAACCACCACCACGCACGTTCGGTAATCGCGTCGGTTGAAACACTGGACGCCTGTTGTTTGTGTTTTCGTTGTTGTTCGTGTTTGCATTCCTCTGTAATCGAAGAACGGGAGCGGTCGGTCGTGGTCTGTTCACGACCTGGACCCTCGGCACCGACAACACTGGCCTTGGTTGTTCAACTTCGGGGGATTCACGAGACTTGATGAAATTGGGTACAAAACCTCGTTTGAATACAGTCGTGCGATTGTTCACGTTCACGCGGTTCGCACGGTTCATAGTATTCGTGAGGTTCACGCGGTTCACGCGATTCGCGTTCGCGCGGTTCACGTTGTTCACACGGTTCGTGAGGTTCACGCGGTTCGTGAGGTTCACGCGGTTCACGTTGTTCACGCGGTTCACGTTGTTCACGCGGTTCACGTTGTTCGTGCGGTTCACGTTGTTCACGCGGTTCACGTTGTTCGTGCGGTTCACGTTGTTCGTGAGGTTTCCGCGGTTCATCCCAAAGTTCGCAGGCGCAGACATGGTCTGTCTCGGCTTGGGCTTGCCAGTGGCCAGTCTGACAGGTTCGCGCACGCCCATGTTGCGTAAACGAGCAAAGATGGCGTCTCGGAGTTCATCTTTGGTATTTTTATCGTCGACGAGTGCCTCAACTTTGGTGGCGAGTCTCTTGATTTGAGCCTTGAGCGCGCTCTTATCGAACAGGCGTTCGTAGTCTGCCTGTGTCAGTGGAGACTTCTTATCTACCATGTACGTGCGGTCCTTCGACAACACCATAGGGGGCAACAGGAGCTTGCCCTGTTGGATGTTGGCGTACAGGTTGCAAATCTGTTTCCTGGAAATGTTGAGGGGGCGACCAACATTTTGTTCTACGCGTTTTTTTAGGTCTTCATAGCTGATGTTCGGGTCGCAAACATCCATGATTATAATATTACTTTACATTTTTTATCACATCGTATCCTACGTTAAACAACCTAACCTTCTCCTCGTACTCCATGTTGAAATCAAACACGTTCGCCTCACCCACGTTGATTTCCACGAGGTTGCACCCATGACTCGCCGCTCTGTGAGCTAATGTAGAACGTACGAGTGCTTCGACGAATTGCCTGGGTGTGTCTATTGAATCTTGATAGACATTTTCAGTCTTCAATACTATCACGGTCACTTCGTGTGGTTTCCTGCCTAAGAATGGAGACATCGGATACTTCTCCGCCACTCCTCCGTCCACATAGGTCCGGCCCTCAAACTTTCCGGCACTGAAAATCATGGGTATGGCGATGCTCATGAGCACGGCGTCTATGACTTTCATTTGTGGATGCGTGTCCTTTGAGAAATACTCGGTGCGTGCTGTGTTCAGACAGTACGCGCTCACGTAAATCTTCATCTCCAACTCCTCAAACGTGGGGTCTCTCCCGTTGCACATCTCCACCATGAGTGCGCGTATGGGTTCCATCGCCACGAACCCAAATTTGTTAATGAAACTCGCTAAACTCAACTTAACAAAATTGGGGATGTCCACTTCTAAACATTTTTCTAATATTTCATCCGTGGACATCCCGAGAGCGAGAAAGAGAGCTAATATGGACCCCGCGGATGCGCCAGATATTTCATGAACACCTTTGAGCCTTGGTTCCAACGCCTTGAGGGTGCCTATCATCGAATAGATGCCCATGGACGCCGGGCCGAGGCACAGGTACTTCATCCCTTTACTTAATAGAATTGAGGAAATTGCTTGCGAAGCGACGCAAAGACCAAGGCAAAGACGAGCGCGTGAGCCGTGGCCGACAACACACTGGTTTGACCGGACATGAACACGCCACCAGTGCCCGGCGGAAGGGTCAACAAGAGACCCGGGCTGAGAATCACGAACAACGCGGTCGTCACGATGAGGTCCGTCTGGGTGAGGACCAAGTTCATCGCGCGCGCCACGAGGGCGAACGCGAGGAAGAACACCAACGCGTGGAACAGCACGGCCATTTGACTGGTGGAACGGTCCATGAACTTGACGTTTTTGCCGGTGGTGGTGAGCAACACACCCGGGCTGAGCGCGAGAAAAAGGGCCGCGGGGATGGCAACTTTCGGAGACGTAACGTCGGGGAGCATTTGTTATATGGTGAGATTATTTATCTCGGTGTGTTCGACGACGAAACGAGCAAAGTCGTCAAAGGTGGCGCCTGGTGCAAAGTTCAAATACTTGAATTCATTCCACAACACACACCACCAGTACGTCACGTTGTCGAAGAAAGGCACTGGGCCATCGTACGGTTCTGTGTCTCTGTACTGATTGAAACAAAATTCCACGAATTCCGAGTACGTGCACTTGGTCAGCATGGCGTGTTCGAGAAATGCATCTCGCACGAGCATGCGAAGGAGGTCCCAGAGCTCCCACAGTTCTTCTGAATATTGGATTTCCCATTCCCATATATTCAGACGAAGGTCGTCTGTGTTGTTATGGTCGTCGTCGCCCCCACTATCGGGGTCTACGTCTAAACCCACCGAGGCTTCGTAGACGTATTGCGACCAGACCATCGCGATGTATTTAATCAGAGCTCTTTTCTTTTAAACCCGTGAGCGAAATGGAAGTGCTTTCCGTGGTGCCGAGTTTCTCCTGGATACCCTGCACGATGCGGTCTACCCTGGCCTGGTCGCCTTCAAAATAGTCCACGAGACCTTCGAGAAGGTGTTTTTTAGACATGACTTTCTTACGCGTGGTCTTTTTGAGTGCAATCTTTCCCTTTCGCAAGTTGATGGTGTCTATGCCCTGATTCATCATGGCGCTCTGCACCCGCACCTTCAACGCTTTCTCCGCCTGTGTTAAAATCTTAATGTCTGACTTCGCCTCGGTGATTTGTTTGTTCAATTCGACGAGGCGTGCGACGGTTTCTGAGAGTTCGTCTGATGACATGCGTTTATTACTAAAAGTCTACAAATCTTTAATTAGCACAAGTCGCGCTGCATCGTGTCCGCGACGATGGTGCTATTGTTCCAGATGTATTGTTGTTTCGGCGTGGCCGGGTCGGAACGGATTTGCTGGTTCGCGTTGCGAAGGGCACCTCCCACGGTCTCCGGGAACCCGATTTGCTGACGCGGTTCGAGGAAGTTTTGACCCTTAAGAATGTCTTCCGGGCTGAACTCACCGAACTCGCCCTGGGCGACTTCGCGCGGCAAGAGGGACGAGGCCAAACCGGTACCCGCATTCATCTGACAACCGTTCGCAACCGGCATCGCGGCGGCAGACGGTCCGACCGCGGTCGGGCCCACGTCCGCGAATTCGCGCTCCGTGAGCGTGTATTCGGACTTGCCGTTGTTCATGTTGAACAACAAATAAACGAGCACCGCAATGCTCACCAACATCAATAAATTTCTGGTGCGGCTGTTAACTTTCACCATCCTGCTTTATATTACTATTACATAATTTTTTTTATTCTGACGTCTCGTCTACTGGGGCCTCGGGCTCGGGGTCAGCCTCAGCCTCGGCCTCGGCCTCGGGCTCGGGCTCGGGCTCGGGGTCAGCCTCGGGCTCGACCTCCTCTTCGTCGACGAAGGCGTACTCCTCTGGGTATTCAGACTTGATGGGCTCTGGATGGAGCTTGACCTGGACGACGTTGTAGGCTGGACCGAATGCGCTCTTGGCGAACCACATGCCGACGTATTCCAGAATCAATGAGCACTCCGCGCCTTCGGCAATGGCGGTGAAGTCGACGACCTCCTGTTCTGCTGAGAAAACCTTGGTCGGTGGGATGCGTTCAGCCACGAGCTCGGCGTCGCTGTACGCCGCCTTGAGGGCGTCCGTTGACTTCTCCTTACCGAACCATTCCTTGCAGTTTTCCTTTGCAGCCTGAAGATTTGCCTTGTTAATGGCGGCGATCTTTCGCTTATTGCCCACGGACACTGGGTCGATCGTGATGTCGGTGTCTGCGTTGTCGGTGATGCGAACCTTGTTCAACTGGATGAAATGCTTCTTCTTGTCGTCCGTCGTGGCGCGCACGAAGTAGCATCCATCGTCTTGTTTGGCGGGGGTGTTGTACAGCATTGTATACCTAAATCACGAGGATAATCTTTAAATGAACAGACTGTCCTGCATGCCTATGAATGGAATCATAGCTGCACCGTAGAGGATGCCGTCTGGAATCCACCCATCTCTTTCCGGTCTGTAGCCATATAAAGTGCTTCGCAGATTGACTTCGTTCCACACGGACTGATTCACGAAATTAAGTTTATTCAAGTTGAGCGCGGGCTTGTAGTTCCATTCGTTCCCTATGTATCGCAACGAGTTGTTCTCGACCCATTTCTTCTTGCGCACGTCGAAACGCTGACGCCCGTTCGTCTTGACGAAACCTTTAATCTTCAGCGGCACCAAGGTGTTCACGCCGTACACCAACTGCCTCTTCAGCTTTTCCCCGTCGGGTTGAATCGTGTACTTTTGGTACTTGTACGGGTCTTTCTGTTCCGCCACGCGCAAGTTCACTTTTCCATTCATGATCACCGTCTTCGTCCTGGATGGGAGTTTATTGATGACTTTGAAGTAAATGTCAAAGATGCTGTCCGTCGCCCTGAACGTCATCCCTTTCGAGATGGCCTGGGCGAGTTTGATGAGTCGCGCGCGGTCCTTGGCTTTCTTCTCCGGGCGTAAGTTTAACTCCTGCATGATGACCACGTCGTGAATGAGAAAAGCCTTGCTCGCGATGGCCACTCTCTTGTCGTGCACGATGGCGCCACTGTTCCTGTTGACGTACGTGATGCCCGTGGTTTGTTTTTTGAATATGACGTCAAACCCAAACTCCCCTGGGCGCATGAACGGCACGTCCAGGATGCCACCCATGCGTTGTTGCACAACCTTTCCCGCGGCGACGTCGTACCACCCCAGGTTCAGGTCGAGGGCGAAGAGCTCGACGTCGGTGAGCACGTTGCCCTTGCTCACGTTCGTTCCAGATGAGAGCTTTTTCTTCTTCATGAGCGTGTACCTCCTGACGAGCCACGGCCCTTTCTCTGTGAACGAGACCCCCAAAAACTTTTTCAACTTGGAGCGATCCATCTGAATCCTCTCTTTGATGACTTTGTTGAAACGCACGCAAATCTCACCGAGCTTGTCCCACATGATGAGTTTGATGCCCTGTAATTTCCCAAAAAATCTGGCGTCGTACTTCATCCTGGGTGCGAACTTGGTGTCGATGTCCGACGTCACGATGCGATCCACCCTGGGGAGCTGCATGTTAAACGCATCACCACCGGAGATGACGAGGTCGCCCATGGGTTTCATGTGTTCGGAGAGTTCGCCTATGATTTTATACACGATGTCTCGCACGGTGTCCGTGACGTACACGTACAGCATCTCTTTCAGATTGGCATCTTTGTGTCGCGTCGACAGGCGTTTACGGAATTCACGCACCTTGCCCTCATCGTAATATTTCAACAGAACCTTGTCCCCTTTACACAGGTTCTTTAACAAATATTTCCTGATGGTGTCCTCGGTGTACAACCTCGTATCCATATTATTATGTGTACATAAATTAAAATGCAGCTCGCGTGCGACGTCATAGACAACTGTCGGTGCTACGCGAAGACGCCCACGAGTCCACAGTTCTGTGGCGCCAGGCACGGGCCGAACGTGGACCCGTGTCCTCCCGCGTGTTGCGCTGGTGGGTGCAGAGGTCCAGAACCGTTCGCCATACTGAACGACGGCATGTCTCAAAAGACTGGGTCATTCTGGCTGGTGTTCGTCGCACTCGTCATTTTGGTCATACTTTCGACGATTTTAATGGCTTAAAGAATCGAGACGAGAATTCAATAAGAAACAAACCAAAGATGCAAGAAGAAATTGAAGCCCTTCGCAACGACATCAAGAGCCTCACGAAGATTGTTCGCAAGATTAAGGCGAAGCTCGACGACCCGGACGGCGAGAAGGCCAAGGCTCGCGTGGCTAACAACGGTTTCAACCGCAAGCAAAACATCTCCGATGAGCTTCGCGCGTTCATGGGTTTATCCGCCGAAGAACAAGCTTCTCGCAGCGAAGTCACCAAGTTTGTCACCAAGTACATCACGGAAAAAGGTCTCAAGCATCCGGAGAACGGTCGCCAATTGGTTTTGGACGACACCCTCCGTTCGCTCTTGAAGCCGCCGGCGGATGTTCAAGTCACGTATTTGAACTTGCAAAAGTACCTTTCCCCGCATTACATCAAGTCGGCTTAAAAATAAAATAATATTGTAATGTAATGTCCAACGTTGACCGAAATTATATCGAAAAACTTGTTGGTACAAAGATTGGAGACCTATCTCTGTACCAAAAAGCCTTTACTCACAAGTCTGCGTTGAAACAATACGAAAACATAGAACACTCGTACGAAACCCTTGAATTCATAGGCGATAGCGTGCTTGGTTTTGTCGTCACGAAGTGGTTGTTCGACCGGTATGAATCCCAACAAGAAGGGTTCTTGACCAAGGCGCGCACGAAACTCGTGCGCGGAGAGACCTTGGCCGCCATCGCGCGTAAACTTCAACTGCAGGACGTGGTGTTGATGGACGAGAAAGGCATGCGAAACAAGTGGAATAACAACACGAAGATACTCGAAGACGTGTTCGAGGCCCTGTGTGGTGCTATATACATGGACCTCGGCCTCCTACACACGAAGGAATTCATCCTTCGCATCTACGAGGACCCATCGTTCGTGGACATGCAGTGCCTCCTCGTGGACGACAACTTCAAAGACCACCTCATGCGGTACTGTCAGACGAACAACTTCCCCCTCCCCGAGTACAGAATCACCGACCACACCGATGGGGTGTTCGTCATCGACGCCTACGTGAACGACGCGTTCCTCGGACGAGGGTGGGCCAAATCCAAAAAACAGGCGGAACAGAACGCCGCGAGAGCCTTTTTTAGTTAAAAGTAGTATTCATTCTTTCAATAAGTGCGATGCATCCGAATGTGAAAGCCCTCCTCGAGCGTGAATATGCAGCACAAAAGTCAGAGGAATGGCTGGCATTGCGTGGGAAGATGCTCACCGCGAGCGACGCCGCCACCGCCATAGGATGTAATAAATACCAGACGCCACATGACTTGTTGTTGAAGAAGTGTGGCGTCGGGGAAAAGTTTACTGGAAACGAAGCGACCAGACATGGGGAGAAATACGAAGACGAAGCGAGAATACTGTACGAAGAACGATACGGTGAAGTCGTGCACGAGATAGGATTGGTGCCCCACCCCGTACACTTGTGGCTCGGGGGGTCCCCTGATGGGGTCACGGAGAGTGGGAAACTCGTGGAAATTAAGTGTCCCATGATGCGCGAAATCAAAGCAGAGGTGCCATAACACTACATGCCACAACTGCAGCTGTGCATGGAAATAATGGATCTCGAAACGTGTCATTTCATTCAGTACAAACCAGCGGATTTCAACTGGCCAAAGGGGGAGGAATTCGTGGTCGTTCAAGTCGACAGGGACCGCGGGTGGTTCGAGACGAACCTCCCCATCATGCGCGCGTTCTGGGACAAGGTGGAATACCACAGGGCACACCCGGGGGAGTTGCAACCACCACCCCCACCGAAATCGAGACCGAGAAAAATCAAGGAGAACCCGATCGAGATTCAATCCGATTCAGACGACGACTATTTCAGTGACTAGTCAAATAATTTCTCTTGTATTATTATATATTATCACA